GGCGAGAGGGTCATGCTCTGTTGCGAACATACTCTATAATTGCCATTACCTAATTTTAAGATAGCCCAATCTCTGTGACGAATAGTAAACTTCTAAAGCCTTTGTTAAACCCTTGCAACAAGGTGCCTTTTTGTGTATTGTAAATATGTACAAAGCCTTTTATTTTATGTCCACACCCACTGGATGGTTGACTACCAACAAAATGGCAGAAGCCCTTAAGGTTCCTCGCAAAGATCTTCTTTGTATGCGAGATGATGGCACACTAAGGCTTGGACGACACTATGCTGCATTCAAAGGTAAAACCTATTCTAAAGACAGTTACCTATGGAACCACAGAGTCGTTCAGAGGACTGTGAACGAGCAAGAGAAGCTTCCAGTGTCTTTGCTGGTTTAACGGGTTTGTAGAAGGCTCTACGCATCTTATAGGCTAAAAGAAGTTCAAACACATTACATTGAACTTCTTTGCAAGCCATTGCTTTATAAATAAGTAACCAGGCATCTTTCCAACAGTCTTCAAGATTTGAAGGCTGTTTTTCTTTTAATTGAAATAAAAAAACCCACTGCGGGTGCATGGGTCGAATCGGTTTCTTTTTGTTTTGAATATTTATAGTACCATCTGGATTCCAGGTAAACCCTCTGAGGTGTTCAGCTTTTACACCGAATGTAGCAAGCATTCCGTAGAACCAAGCTAACTTATAGGTTTTTCTGCTTTGTGCTAACTGAAAAAAATCATCAACTATCCTCTGATCTAGAGGAGGGGAAATTACGTGGGTCATGAGAGAGGATCATATTTTACCTGGACTATAGACAAGACCAACCCTAAATGTAAAATTTGTCGGTCTTTAAACTTACAAGGTTTTTAACCTTTGTTGTATTATACTACAAAACGCTAAAGAGAAGGTTTTTCACCTGAGGCTGGTATATACATACGCCCAGTCTTGTCTATCATGGTGAACCCAGATAAAAATACGATTTGATTAGGAATATTAAAAAGTTTCTGCAACATAGGTGCAACAGTTGGTGACTGACAATTGTAAGGAGGAACATCCATGTAACTTAAGGAATTCTTAGTCATTTGAAAAGTTTCATATTTTTGTTGATTAGTTTCTGCTTCTTGCACCAAGTTTTGTTCCCATTCCGCCATTGATTCATACTCGACGGGATAATCAGATGGTTCAGGAGGAAATATTTTTTCTGCAAACTTAAGTGAATAGATATGTTTGCAGTAACGCATCTCGTCTAATACAGGTTCCCAGTAATCGCCTAAAGAAGTTATTACATCTTGTGTAATTTTATAGTCTTCATATACAGGTAAACCCTCTGATTTATTTCCAGGGAGAGAAGGGGCTTCAATATCACGTTTGTATGTAGCTCCAAAATCTTGATATATCCCAGGATTATCTCGTGTAGATAAACGATTTACTGCTGATGTTGCAATTGAATCAGGAAGTATAAATAATGCACTAGGGGCTTCTACATTTAAAGACCTATTTTCTGTAGATCTTATCATTGCGTTGTTGTTATACACCCCATCTGTTAAAGTGTCTTCATGGCGACCAGGTTTAACAGAAGCGACACTAGAATGAGGAAAATACTTTCTTTTTTTAGTTTTACTTGTGTCGTTAATTGTTGTCATAAAAGCATATTCTCTGCGCGTAAAATCTTGACATGTACATGCATATCTATTTCCAGTTAACAAAAATCTTCCAATAGCAGGAGGTTTTGTTGAAGGAGTTAAGAATTGTTTATCAGGTGTTACTTCTACTGATCCTGCTTTTCTTAACTTCAATACGCCGGTATTTTCAATAACATCTGTTAAAACAGCTTGCACGTAACCATACCTTTTTTGAGTCGTGGGATCAATAGAATCTGCTGTAATTACTTCTCCACTGACGGTTAGAATTCTATCTTCTAATATCTCACCATTAGTTGGTTTTAATGGTGTGTTTATACCTGATATAGTTGCAAACAAAGGGGCAGGTAAAGGAGTTATTGTGCTCCAAAGTCCGCTTAATTGTACGTACCAATAATTAGTATCTTCAGTTACGTTTACAATAGAAAGCCTGGCACCAGTTGAATCAAGCAACTGATCTGTTCGCATATTACCTCCCCGTCTTAATCCTGTCCAATGCATTCCAAACTCTTTTGTTCGCGTTGGAAATCCTTTAAATGCACCTGAAACTACAGATGTCGGATTAGAACCTGAAGGAGTTATCAGACCAGAAGGAAAAGGTATGTTATAAATAAATTTAAACTCATATGGATTATTGTAAACACTTGAAGAAAATAACTCGTAGCCACGACGCCATCTAGCCCAGGCTGATTCTCTATTTAAAACAGTAATGGAGCCTGGTACTCCACCTTGTGAAAACTCTGTTGTAATAGGTTTTATTTCAAAAGGTTTGAAATCTTCTTGTCTACCAAACGATCCAAAACTATCCTTACCTTTAAAAGGCATTTTTAGAAAAAGCCACCTTGTGCATATACATGCAAACCAGGAAGATAACCAGAAATATTAGAGCTGTCTGGGAATACTCCTACATATATACGATCACCTCTTTCAAGATAAATTCCTTTATTTCGTAATGGAGAGGTGTTACCCAAGCCTGTAGTATTACCTGCTGACATTACAGGCGTAGCTAGTTGAGGCATTACATCTGTACAATCAACAACAGTAGTATTAGCAGGTACAGTTTTAGAGAAAAGTAATCGGTAATCACCACTACCTGGAATAGGTACTGTGGTTCCACGGGTTTGATAGAAGGCTAATGTAACCGCTGGTTGCTGTCCATAAGAAATATTATTATAACTAAATCCCAGTGCAATTCCACCTGAATAAACAAGGGTCGTATTAACTCCTGTTAAAGTTGTTGCTCCTGTGTAGGTATAGTAACCAATACCACTTGCTGAGGTTCCTGGTCCTGTGAAGCTACCTGTTGTTGTTAAATAGACAATTTGTCCACTTGTAAGGGCAATTGGTGTGCCAGAAGTTGCTGCGGTTACACTAAAATCTGCTGCTTTATAAAAATCGTTACGCGCAATTGAAATACAATCTATAACACCACCGTTGTTTGTGTCTTCACTAAGTGCTGCATCCATATCAATAAGAATGGAAGGAGCCTGTCCACCTTGTACAAACAGTGTATTACTACTAGCACTGCCAACAGTTTGTGTTGTTACACGGACTGCATCAAATAAAGGACGATCAACAAACAGGGGTTGTTTATTTGTGGAAGTAGATGACAAGTTTCTTACCTTAATTCTTCGTATTTAAATTCTAGCTTATTCAACTGTAATATGGTCTAGTTTGATTTAAAAGTTGAGCAAATAAATTGGTTTTATCTTCTTCAGGTTGAATCAAGCCAGTTAAAAGTTCTTCTTGTAAACCTTGTTTCATAAGATTTTCTAATGTTATCCCTCCGAATAAATTACCAGCCAGTACTTTTGATTGTACATCAGCTGGATTTACACCTATCGCTGTCTGAACCGGAGGTGCTGAAGTAGGAGCTGCTGATTGATCTCTGTATGTTTCCCACCACTTTGATGGAGCAGGTCTTTTAGTTTCATTGAAAAAAGTATTTTCACTATAATCTGGTTTAGCACCTGTACTTTGTAATTCTTTAGGGGTTAAATATTTACGCGTCCCTCCAACTATTGCAGGAATTAAGTTATCTTGATACTTAAACAAATTACCAGTCTTATTCAAGTAAGACGTAGATCTAAAATCAGTTGCTCCACGGAGTGCTTGTCCTGTCTTTAAAAGTTCTTGTTGTCCAGTAGGAGAATTGTAATAAGAAACGGCACGTGAGGGATCTGTTCTACTGAAATCTGGCTTTTCCATTACTGCGTATTGCCCTGGAATTAACCAATTATTTACATTACTTCCATAACTAGGACTGTGGTAACGATTGATCATCGATGCCACAGTGCCGGGACTAGCTCCTTTTGCTGGATCTCTTGCTTCTAGTGTTGCTACCCGGAGTATGTTTTTAAAAACATCTCTTGGGATACCAAATTGATTATTAATGTTAGGTGCCATTTTAGTTTCTTTGTCCTTGACTTAGTAAACGTACAGCAAGTCCTGGATTAGCTTTAGCCCAGGCTGCAAAGTTTTCAGGTGTCATACCAGCGCCTGCTCCTGCTTCTTGTAACTGGGGTACTAAGGTTCCAGCTTGTTTTAATTCTTGTCCGTAGGATTGCTCTAATCCATACTGAGCAGCTAATTCATTTGGATATCCTTGAAAGTCTGAAGACATAGGATCAGGTGTGGCATATTGTTGTTTAGCATTACTTAATTGTGTTTGATAATTACGTTCTTCTATTACACGTCGTTGATCTGGTGTTCCTGCGCCAGTATTTAGAGCACCTGCTTGCGTAGATCCTGAATTAACAGGAGGAGTAGTAACGGGAGGTGCTGGATCAAATTGTTTTGTAAAAATAGTTTTTTGTTGGTCGCCAGGGATGTAACGTCCTGTATCTAATGTCCCTTTTTTTGTTTGTGTACCTGAAGTTCGTGGTATTTCTATATCCATTATTTCAGGTAACAGCGAAAAGGGACCTCCTGTAAGCATACGTGCTGCACCGTAGGCAGCTCCTGTAGGAGAAAGAAGTCCTCCTAATTCGTTTTGCTGTACAGATCCTTTGTATCCTGTCAGTATTACATCCCCTATTCCTGTGATAGTACCTCCAAGTTTAAGTCCTAGCTTTACTGCACCTGCTGGTGTTAATTTATTTAAATTTTGAATTAAACCACCAACGCCTCCAACCTGTGTTGAGGTTGGCTTTAATGAAGCTGCAGTATCAGTAACACCAGGGGGAAGTTTATTCCCATATTCTTGGAAGAATCGTTGCACGGGATCCTCAAAGTTAGTTTTTATAACTAAAGGACTTAGACTACGGGAAAAATTTATAGGTCTTTCTGTTAACTTTGAGAACTGTTGTTGACCTTTAGAGTTAGGGCGAGCTTTCTCAAGGATATCCCTAATGTTTCCTACGGACCTTTGTATAGGTGCACCTAAGGTGTCAATGAGTCCTGCAGCACGTTGAATACCTGATCCTGAAATACTTTGCAATAACTTTTGAAATGGATTCATGATACTACCTATGGTTTACGTGAAGATAAAGATTACTACCTACAGCAGTATCAGCGGGTCCAGGTAATGCTTGGATATATTCAGCACCTGAACGTTCATAACGATAACGTGCTTGGAATGGATCTTTATAATTTGCTACATAAAGAATCATTGCTAGCCGATTTGTTTCATACAAGTATATTTCATCCCATACTTTAAGGGCTTCTTTTGCATTAGAAGATCGGATAGTACGGTCTACGTCTCCAAGGATGCTTTCAATCCTTGTGGAAGGAGATGTTGCAACTTCAGTTTTCTTTTCAGCTGTATCACAACGCCCAATCTGAATAGTGATCTTATTGTAGAAATAAGAATCTGGTACAGTATTCATTGCTTCTTCTAGACGAGCGTAGTCTCCCGCTGGAATAGAAACAGTAAAATACCCTAAATGATACCTTACTCTACTTTTATCAAAATCAGATAGCTGCACTTCTTGTTACCATCATTCTTTTATTATAGGTGTAATAAATCAACCTTATACTTCATAAGGATTATTCATCATATAGTTCATCAAGAAATCAGTAGTTGTATTTTGTTCAGGTTTTAATAAAGATCCTATTAAACTACTATACAAACCACTAGAACTACTCCTACTGCTTTTTGCATCCCCTAATAATTTACTCATAAAACTTAATGTTGCTAAGGCACCTAACCCTTGTCCTGCTTGTTGTCCCTGATTATAAACAGCAAAATCAGATGCTGGTAATACAGGTGCAGTTGGCTTTGTATTTAAATTTGATGGGTATACTTGGGCTTCTGGTCCCAGTTTACTCATGTGTCCAAAACCTACTTCATATTTATTATCTGCTGTTTTAAACGTCATTAAATTACCATATCCACCTGCTGATGGTATTGGTAACGCTTTGCCATATCCTTGATAATAGACAGGAGTTCCAGTTGGACCCCCGAAATCAAGCCCTTGGTGGTACGTTGATGCTCCTGCAGTAGGTGCGTCCCTTTTTCCAAACACTGAAGTAACTTTTAAACCTGTATCGGGATTCCACTCAAGACCACCAGTAGAAGTGCGTCTAACTAAAGGTGTTCTTTTCTCTCCTATCTGAACACCTGTTAAAGCACTTTTAATTGTCGATGGATCAATATAAGAACCTGTCCTTAAATCTTTGACGTATTTATGTATATGCGGACCAGTAGCTGTACCTGTGCTACCGATATTCCCTATAAAAAACTTACCGCCTGAATTTGTCATTTTACTACTTTATTTTAATTCTAAAATGAAGAAGCCCCACCGAAGCAGGGCTTACATCATACTCTTACCAAATCAGCAGCAAATACAGAGTCCCAATCAACACGTTTAATCTGTTTTAACTGATCTAGATTACTGAACTTTTCACCAGAAAGACTCATCTGTATGTCTTTAATCTCACGTGCTGTCTTGAGACCAATCCCTTTAATATGATCAGCAATCATTTGAGCGGTTGCTGAATTAAGATTCAAGCGATGATCTGGGGGAAACGCACGGGGTGCTTCCTTTGCTGCTTTATCTTTTACCTGTAGAGTCTTAACCGTTTTATTGGCTGACTCATCTGGCTTGATCTCAGTCTTGTAAACGGTATAAAGGCGACCGTCCTGGTCTTCGACCATAAACCATTCGCCGTTATCCCATTCACTAATGACTTTGACTCTCGCGCCGGTCTTGGTGTGTTGGTAAAGCATAGATACCAGAAGTTCTGGTATTAGTTTAACCTATTTAGCTTATTGTGCGATTGGGCAAATAAGCTTCAATATCAGAGTAATCAGGAGCATTATCTGGAACGATGTAGCAAATTTCTACTAAGATGTAACCACTTAATCCAGCACTTACGTCGCTATCAGAAATGTATACACCACCAGAAACGGAAGTAGCATCGCTACTACCCTTAGCATAAACCTTAAAGGTTGTGCCAGTGGTTAGTTGTTTGTGAACAAGACCGCTATTTACTAGGCCAGAAGCAGCATTGATTTGTGTTGCAGCGGACGTAAACAGAGGAACTGAACCAAAACCTTGACTCCCTCCTGCAAAATAAACAGTAGTAGCACTGGTACCTGACGTGGTTGATGTCAAGAATGCAGCAGCAATTGGTTCACCAGAAGCGGCTACGGGACTACCAGAATTATCTCGTCCGAAAGCAATTACGTTACCTGTAGAAGCATATACACCAGAGGCTACGCGATTGTCGCCCCAACCTGATGCAATGGAAATAGCACTACGGTAAACGTAAGCAGCTTGTGTTGCACTACCACTGATTACCATTCCTGTTATATCAGGACGAGTGTCGTCTTGACGATAAGGGGAAGGGATAATTACACTCATGGCTTGACCATAAGTCGTTGCAGTACCAGAAGCCCAGGTTACAGGAACGTATCCACGTCGTTGAAAATAACGCCAGCCGGGAACAGCAAGAACAGACGTAGGACCGTCTTTAGAGGCATCAACTGTTGTGCCTCCAGTGGTATCAATGTTTTTGTACCAGCCGTTAAGGGCTTCTACCCAGTTGCCGGGGTAGATTTTTTTAGTTGTCAAGTAGGTCATTTATCTTTCCTTGTTGGTTTACGTATTGTTATTAAAGAACGCCATCATCACTGACGAAGCTGTAAGCAGTGGTGACAAAGTCCTTATTCAGGATTTCAAAACCAGCATACAGTTGCCAGATAAGAATGATGAAACGACTAAAGTCATCATTGTTGTTAATGAGAACTTGAGCGTTAGGACCACCTACACCGACGCCTACTGCTTGAGGACCAAAGAAGAAACCTTGTGCTGCTTCTTGGCTAGCATAGGTAGAACCTGTGTCAAAGCTAGCTGTAATTGTCTTGGTTGGGAAGTTGGTAGATTCGTAGAATTTAACACCTTCAAACTGAACACCAGTTGGCATTACAGGTTCGCCAGCTAAGAAATAACCTTGGCCTGCTTGAGGACCTTGGTAGAAACTAGCAT